AATGGACGAGATGTTAGATGATGAAACTGGAATCATATTCATAGGCAAATCTCCTTTCTTTATGTACTCAGCCTGGGCAGGGCCTGTAAGTATAGTATAGCCTGGAGGGGGGAGAGAATGCAATGAGAGGAGGTGTGCCCCACGGCTAAAAATACAGACTATTGGGGAAAACGCATGGCTTCCCTGGAGGATGACCAGTACCAGCGCAGCGCAGCCTATTACAAGGATGTCCAGCGCCAGTACATAAGAGCCACCAACAGTATCCAGATGGACATTGGCCGGTGGTACCAGCGCCTGGCAGACAACAATGACATCAGTTATGCGGGTGCCAAGAAGCTGCTTAAGAAGAATGAGTTGGAGGAGTTCAAGTGGACGGTCGAGGATTACATAAAAGCCGGAGAGGAAAATGCAGTTGACCAGCGCTGGATGAAGGAACTGGAGAATGCATCCGCTCGCCACCATATATCCTACCTGGAGGCAATGAAGCTTCAAATGCAGCAGCACGCAGAGCTGTTATCAACGGAGTTCGAGGGGGGCATGACGGATTACCTGCATAAGGCCTATGGGGAGCAGTATTACCGAACCGCTTTCGAGGTGGCGAAAGGGACCGGGGCGGGAACCAATCTGGCCCGGCTGGATGACAGGAAGATAGAAGCTGTCATCAAAAGGCCATGGGCGCAGGATGGGGAGGACTTCTCGAGCCGTATCTGGACAAATAAGGATAAATTAGTCAGAAACCTGCATACTGAGCTGACGCAGAACATCATCCGTGGTGAGTCTCCTCAGAAAGCCATAGACAGCCTGTCAAAGACCATGGAGGTCAGTCGGAGTCAGGCCGGGCGCCTCATCATGACTGAATCCGCGGCCATCTCATCGGCGGCTCAAAAGGACTGCTTGAAGGAACTGGGAGTGGAGAAGTATGAGATTCTGGCCACGCTGGACGGCCAAACCTCTGAAATATGCAGGGATATGGACGGTAAGGTCTTTGACATGAAGGATTACAAGGTGGGCATTACGGCACCGCCTTTTCACCCCAATTGCAGGTCCACCACGGTGCCGTACTTTGACGATGAGTTTACAGAAGGGGAACAGCGGGCTGCTAGGGATGGGGGAGGCGGTACATATTACGTGCCGGCGAACATGAAGTACCGAGAGTGGGAAAAACAGTTTGTTGTTGAAAAGCCAACAGGAGATGATATAATTAAGTTATCAGATACAGCAATTAGAAAATCTGTTGGAGCTAAGGCCAAGAACTATGAGGTGGCCGACAAAGCAACGGGGATAACATATCATTTTGCAGAAGGAACAAGAATACAAAACGCGGAGGTATTCGCAGGCAAAGGAACACATACACCGTTACACGATGGCGTAGCAGAAGGCTTAACAGAAGAGTTCGGTGGAGACGTTACGAAGTGGCAGCATTGCAAGGGTCGTGGTATTCTGATGGATGAAGAAACGGGGGAGGAGATTCCTGCAGAAGTACATTGGTTCCAGGAAGAATCGTTGGGAAAAGTCAAATTCAAGGTAAAGAGGTGGTTGAACGATGAAAATTAGATATAAGGGGAAAACAGAAACACTGGTTTTAACAAATGGAAAACTGTATGAAGTGATGTCAGTCGAAAAAGGATGGTATAGGCTTAAGGATGATTCAGGAGATGACTATTTATACCCTCCGACGTATTTTGAAGTAGTTGAAGATTAATACCACCAGTCAGCAATGGCCGGTGGTATTTTATTTGTTGCGATATCGCAACGGGAAGGAGTGTTATGTATATAAGCAAAGAGGACTACAATATCTATTTCAATGGCGAACTGATTGAAGATATTGTGGATATTGATACACGGGAAGTCTTGCGATTAGGTGACAAAGGGATAGGAGAATGCCAGGATATCCTGACGGTGACATTTTTAGGGCCTGGAGGAAGGTTGCTCCAGGCGATAGACAGCGCAGAGAAGTTCAGTTTCAAGAGAAAATCGGTGTAAAAGGCACGCAGGTTTATCCTGACGTGTCATTTTTATACTCAGAGAAAGGAAAGAGGACATGAAAAAAGAAGATTTTGTCGCCCTGGGCATCAGCGAAGAGCTGGCGGTCAAGGCAGAGCAGGAATCAAAGAAGGAGTTGGAGGGCTACGTCCCTAAAACGGACCTGGAGGCCCTCAACGCCACAAAGGTCCAACTGGAGAAAGACATCAAGACCAGGGACAAACAATTGGAGGAACTGAAGAAGGCCAGTGGCAGCAGCGAGGAGCTCCAGAAACAGATTACGGACCTGCAGGCAGAGAATAAGGCTGCCAAAGAGAAATATGAGGCGGATATGAAGGAACTGAAGCTGACCACCGCCATCAAACTTGCAATCGGTGACTCCGCCCATGACGCTGACCTTGTGTCCGGACTTGTTGATAAAAGCAAGCTGCTCCTGGGGGACGACGGGAAAGTCACTGGCCTTGAAGAACAGGTGAAGGCACTGAAGGAAGGTAAGGCATTCCTGTTCAAGGATTCTACTCCTGCGGCCGCCAGGCAGGGAAGCGGAAAAACCGGTTATAAACCCAAGGCCGGCGAGACATCAGAGGGTGGCTGGGCCAAGACAGTGGCGGAGAGTCTGAACAAAGAAACCTCAAAAAACCCCTATGCGGATGCATGGGCAACAAAATAGAGAAAGAGAGGAAATGACATGTATTTAGTAAAGAAGACGTACGATAATTCTCCGGAGTTCCTGCGGAATGAGCATTATGAGAACATCACCTGTACGGTACTGGACACCGGGGTGACAGCGGACACCGAGGGAAAGAAGTTTGTTCTGGCAGGCAGTCTGCTGGACAAGGATGGAAAGGTGGTAAAGGTTGCGCGCAGCGGGAGCTCCGGGGCTTATACGTACACATTTTCCACGGAACCCGTTGGCATTCTTTTCGCAACCACTGAGGTCACATACGGACAGCAGGCTGGGGCCCTGATGATTGCCGGTTCCGTCAACACGGAGCGGCTGCAGGGGGAATACCTGGTTGATGCTGTGGACCAGATGGTGGAAA